TACCATCTCGACCTGGTGAGCATCCTGGGCGGCTATATTGGGCTGGATATCTCGCCGGGTCCATTTGGCATGATTCTGACTGGAGCAGCCATTGGACGCGGGTCAAATTTTGTGCATGACATTATTACCAAGTTCTTCACCAAGACCGAGCCAGAGCCAGAGCAGTCGGCATGAATAACCCCGTCGCATCCATCCCCATGACGGCCTGGGAACAGGCGGTCATAGTCATCATATTCGCAATATTTGTGCTGGCGTTTCTGACGTTAATTCTCAAGATTGTCAAAGAAACTAGGCCGATTGTTGAGACTACCAATAAGTCATTTCAGGACTTCATTATTGCAAGAGATCAACAGTGGCAGAAATATCTTTCCGATCTGCGCCAGAGTGATCAGAACGAGCAGAAGGCAAGGGAAGAAGCGTTCGCTGCCCGGAATGATAAGGTTGTTGATGCACTGATGACATTGTCCCAAAACATTGAATGTATGCGGGATGACCATCGTGTGCATGATCAGACAATGGTCACCAAACTTGATCAGCTCAGCCAGGTAGTTCAGGGGCAGCCTCCATCCAGGGTGAGGAAGTAATATGCCAAGCGCTGCTCTCCGATCCTGTTCTTATCCAGGCTGCATTGCCCTGGTCCCGTCCGGCAGATGCGCCACGCATCGCCAGGCTGAGATCTCGTATCATGATCGAGAGAGTGAGCGTCTGTATAACACGCAGTTATGGCGACGACTCAGGCACCATCAGTTAACCATACAACCCTGGTGTGCTGAATGCCTGCGCACAAACATCTATACTCCTGCCACTGATGTGGATCACATCCAGCCGCACCGCGGCGACCCCACATTATTTTTTAAAGGACCCTTTCAATCGCTCTGTCATGTTTGCCATTCGCGTAAAACAGCAGGCGAAGTTTTTGGCAAGGGGAGGGGGCCTAAAATGTTTTCAAGCGGGGAGCTCACAGCGGGCGGGGCCAGCAACGCAAACTTTTTTCCCAATGTGGAGAATCCTGGTTAAACCATGAGCCCAGCCCGAAAACCCTCCGGATTGAAGACCCGACACGACACCGCTGCCGATAAAAAAGCTGGCGAGAGTCGTGAGGAATCGCTGCGCCCTGGCCGGGATCTCCCGGTCGCTGCACCGGCGCGGCTGAAGGACCATGAGATCGCATCCGGAGTCTGGCGGCGGATCATGCGTATGTACCGAGGCCTGGAGGCTGAGGTGGTCACCGGGATGGATCTGGATCTCCTGATCGATTATTGCCTGGTTACAGAGCAGGTCCAGCAGCTGGACGTTATGCGAGCGACCGCCTACCAGGCATGGGAGAAGCTGAATGAAGGTTGGGAGAAGATCCTGATCGAAGGCGATGAGGATAAGATAGCCAATGCCACCATCCGGCTTGAGGTTGCTCAAACCGAAGTGATGAAGTTCGATGCGAGAGTCGATCAGAAGCGGAAGTTTCTCTTCCAACTGCGCCAGTCAATGTACCTGACCCCACGGGCCAGGGCAGGCGCGGCACCGGCGAAGAAAGAGAAAGAAGAAGCGCCTGATGAGTTGGAGCAGCTGCTCGATGGTGTAACGGAAGCCCTGAATCAGGATCGAGGTCGAGGTGTTCAGTGAAGCCAAGGCAGTTCGGGCGGTCAAATTCTTTGAGTCCTTGCGGCATACGAAGGGCCGATTCTATGGCCAGCCATTTACCCTGCTGGCTTGGGAGAAACAGATCATACAGGACGTTTATGGTACGGTCAATGCCCAGGGTTTCCGCCAGTATAAATTCGCCTATATCGAGATTCCTAAAAAAAATGGGAAGAGCGAGCTGGCGGCCGGGGCCGGGCTGTACCAGCTCTTCGCGGATGGCGAACGCAACGGCGAGGTGTATGGCTGCGCGGCGGACCGTTCGCAGGCGTCGATTGTTTTTGACGTGGCGGTCGATATGATTGACCAGGTGCCAGCGCTGGCCAAGCGCGCCAAGGTCACCGGATCGAAGAAGCGCATCGCCGACCGGGTGAGCGGAACCTTCTACCAGGTGCTCTCGGCTGAGGCGTTTACGAAGCATGGGCTGAATGTGAGCTCCTGCATCTTCGACGAACTGCATGCTCAGCCAAGCAGAGAACTGTGGGACGTGATGACCTTCGGCGCCGGTGATGCCAGGACCCAGCCGCTGTGGTGGATTATCACCACGGCCGGCGACGATCCGGACCGGGTGAGCGTGGGCTGGGAGCAGCACGAATATGCCAAGCAGATCCTGATGGGTGACATCATTGACCCCACCTGGTATGTAACCATCTTTGGCTATGAAGGCGAAGACATTTATAACGAGGATAACTGGAAACTGGCCAACCCCAGCCTGGGCGCCACCATCCAGATTGAATCGGTGAGAGAAGCGGCCGAGAAGGCCAAGGTCAAGCCGGCCGAGGAGCGACTGTTCCGCTGGCTGCGACTTAATCAATGGATCACGACCAAGCTCAGCAGCTGGCTGCCGGTGGACCTGTTTGATGCCACCGTGGGCGATTGGACCCGGGCCGACCAGTTGGGCAAGGATTGCTACCTGGGGCTCGATCTTTCCACCACCACCGACCTCTCGGCCCTGGCGGCTATTTTCCCACCGCAGGGCGCCCAGCTCGACTGGCGGGTATTCTGGTTCTGCTGGATCCCGGAAGAAAACATGGATGAGCGGGTCAAGAAAGACCACGTGCCTTATGACCAATGGGCTAAAGGCGGATGGATTACGCCGACGCCTGGCAACGTGGTTGATTACACCACGATCAAGGCCACGATCGTGGAAATTATGAAATTCTGCAACGTCCTCGAGCTGGACGCCGACCGGGCCTTCGCCACGATGCTTCTCCAGGAGTTGGAGAAGGAGAATCTGGTCTGCGTGGATGTGCCTCAGACATTCGTTTCCCTCACGGATCCTCTCAATCAAACCGAGGTTCTACTTAAAGGGAAACCGCCGGCGGATGATGTTAAGGCGCTCACCGGGAGCCTGCTCACCGGCCGGATGACCCACGAAGCCAGCCCGGTGGCCCGGTGGTGCTTTGGAAACACGGCGATTGCCACCAATGGCCAGGGCTTCATCAAGTTCGTGAAGGAGCATAAAGGCAAATCGGTGGTCAGGACCAAGCGCATCGACCTGGTGGCGGCCTGGATCAACGGCATGGCCAGGGCCCGGTTCTACCAGGGCAGTGTGGACCTATCCGCCCAAATTATGAGCCCGGAATGGGGGATGTAGCCCTGCGGCTATACAGAAGCTTATGATGGAAAAAATGTCTGAGTATCGCAACCGTTTTGCCGGAAGACCGGCTGCTGTGCTGGGCGGCGGTCCGTCGCTGCCCGGCGATCTGCAGCGGCTGCCTGCAAACTGCATCCTGATCGAGGTCAATTTCCATGCCCGCCATTTTTGTAAACCTGATTTTATGGTTTACAACGATCACCCCGAGCAGGACCCGCTGCTGATGGATGGGGTCCTCAACACGACCGCAATCCGGGTCAGCCCTGAGCCGACCTCGGATGTCTTATTCGATGTACCGGTTTGGACCGGCTTCTTCAGCTCCAACACGGCCGCCTGGTTCGCCCTGTGGTGCGGCTGCGATCCCGTGCTCCTGTGTGGGATGGACTGTTACCAGGGTCCGGTGAAATACTGCCACCCATTCCCAAAGGTATCGCCATTCCTGGATTACCCGCTCGATTTTTACACCCGGCCCTGGATCGAGGAAGGTCTGCATCTGTTGCCCCATCCGGAGCGGGTGCGGGCTGTGTCAGGTCCGCTGGGTAACATCTTTGGAGTGTATGCGTGAAATTCCTATCCCGGATTATCGACGATCTTCTGCTCCTGGCGGGCTGCGCCTGCATCCTGCGGGGCCTGGCGCTATGGAATCCGGTGGTTACCTGGATCGCCGCGGGAACGATGTTGATCGGTTTTGCATACCTGATCGGAAAGGCAAAGGCGAAAAATGCTAATCAGTAGTTTGTTGAGTTCACCAGCGGCCGAGCCGAAAGAAGACATTAACGCATCCCCGCATCCGGACTATGCACCCTCTTACGGGTACCAGACCGATTCGGGGGAGCGGGTTTCACCCTACAAGGCGCTGTCCATTTCAACGGCCTACCGGGCCAAAAACATCATCAGCGATGACGTGGCCAAGATGCCCTTCCAGATGATCCAGAAGATTGGGAGAAATATTCAGCAGGTCCAGCCCAATGCCGTCACCCGCAATATGGCCTACCTGCTGCAGGTCAGTCCGAACGTGTGGGGCTGGACGCCTTTCCAATTCAAAAAAGCGGCCATCGAATGGCTGTTATTTTATGGCAACAACTACATCTGGAGCCCGGTTGTGGGCCCGCGTCAGCTGCTGATTCTGCCTTCCGACCGCACCACGCCCGTTTTTGATCTGGATGGCAATCTCTGGTACCGGCACCTTTTTTCTAACAACGTTGCCGCCTATATTCCATCGGTTGAAATCCTGCACATGATGATCAATCCCGACGCCACCGGGTTCCTGGGCCGGGGCGTGATCACCTTTGCCCGGGAGACGATGGGGCGCCAATTGGCGGCCCGCAAGACCCAGTCTAAGCTCTACGCCCAGGGTTTCATGCCTGCCGCTTATGTGCAGGTGGCGGGCGAGCTCTCGGCCGAGGCGCGGGGGAAGGTGCGCAGCGCCTACGAGGAAGCGATGAGCGGGTCTGTGAACGCCTACCGCCTGGCGGTCTTCGACAGCCGGATGACCAAGTTCGAGCCGATCAACATCCAGCTTAAAGACGCCCAATTCCTGGAATCGATCGACGCCACCGATAGGGATATTTGCAATTTCTTCGGGCTGCCCGAGCACATGCTCAACCGCGGCAAGGAATCCTATAACTCGAACGAGCAAAAGTACATCGAATATTTGCAGGGCACCCTGGACGCATTCCTGGTGCCCTGGGAAGAGGCTGCTCGCATCCGCTGGTTATCGGCCGCTGAGCAATCCAATACCTATTTCAGGTTTATCAGGGAATCGCTGCTGCGAATGGACAGCAAAGCCCGGGCAGAGAAAAACGAGGTGCAGATCCGGAGCGGGCAGTTATCGCCCAACGAAGCTCGCGAGAAAGACGACATGAGCGCTTATCCGGACGGAGACCACTATTATATGGCAGGCAATATCATGCCTATCAACAGCCAGGCGGCGCCGGTGCAGCAGCCAGGGTAAGGAGGTAATGGATGAATAGAGAACCAATCCGATGTTTCGAGGGTGATGCCAAACCCCATGAGGCTTTCTGGAAGTTCAGGGATGCCGTGGATGGCCAGGAGACAGAGTTGGAGCTGTATGGTTACATCTCCGAATATTCCTGGTTCGAGGATGATGTGACGCCCAAGAAGTTCAAGGACGACTTGAACCGGTACGGCAAGGGCGGCCCGATCACGATCCGGATGAATTCGTATGGTGGGGAGGTGATCGCTGCCAGCCTGATGAGCACGATCATCAAGGATTACCCGGGTAAGGTGACGGTTCAGATCGATGGCGTGGCGGCCTCGGCTGCGACGCTGGTCGCAATTGCCGGCGACGTGGTCAGGATGCAGGAGACCGCTTATTTTATGATCCATGATCCCAGCGTCATTTTCATGATGGCCCAGCTCAACATCGAAGACCTGACCCGGCTGGCCAGCAGCCTTGCGGCGGTTAAAGAGGGAGCCGTGAATGCTTATGAGACCCGCACCGGTCTTTCGCGCGCCCGCCTATCGAAACTTATGACCGAAGAGACCTGGATGGATGCGCAGAAGGCAGTGGACCTGGGCTTTGTGGATGAAATTATCAGGACGGGAAAGCCGATCCCGGTTGACCTGGGCAGCAAGGCGGCGGTCGTCAATGCCCTGCGAAATTTCAACAATGTCCCGCCTGGCATTCTGCAGGCGCTAAATTCAATCAATGTCCCGCCTGAGGCGGTTTCCAGCGAGCCGCTTTTGACGGAGGACATGCAACGCGAGGCGCAGAGTCTCCGCGACCGAGTTAAATCTATCTTACGAAAGGAGAAACCCAATGCTTGATTTAAAGCCTTATTTCGACGCCGTCAATGCGGCAGAAGCGGAGGTGCAGCGCATCGCCAATGAACTCGATACGCTCTTCCGCCAGGAAACGCCAGAGAGCAAAGTCAAGGCGATTGCTCTGCGCCCCGCGCTGGACGAGGCCCAGGCCAAACATGCCGAGGCGGTTTCACTCTATGAGTCCATGCAAAAGGCCAACCGGCCCAACGACGTGGCCAGGAATTTCGTTCCTGTTTCCACCCCATCACCCGACGATGCCGATGGCAGCCAGCCCACGGTCATCAAGCGCCAGGCATACAACCAGCTATCCCTGGTCGACCGGGCCAAATTCATCCGCTCCGGCGGAGCCCTGGAGGACTGATCGGTTCTCACTCATTTAGGGCGCAGGCACCCCGACGGGTGTCCCGAAGCGGTTCCGTGCGCCCCTACCGACAAAATTTGAGGACTATAGGAGGTCCCCACAATGTCTAACACACTTACCAATCTCATTCCAACTATTTACGCTGCTAAAGATGTGATCCTGCGCGAGCTGACCGGTTTCATCCCGGCCGTCACGTTCGATGCGTCTGGCGAGCCGGCCGCTAAGGATCAGACGATCCGTTGGCCAGTCGTACCTGCCACCGCGGCGGACAACATCACCCCGGCGGCTTACGGCCCCACCCCGGCCGCATCTTCTCAGGGATCGGACACCATGACCATCAGCAAGGCGCGTTCCGTATCTTTTTACTGGGAAGGCGAGGAGCAGAGGGGCCTGGGCGGGCTGTATAACAAAATCCTGCAAGACCAGTTCGCCCAGGCCATGCGAACGCTGGTCAACGAGGTCGAGGTTGACCTGGCGGCGCTGCACATCTACGCCAGCCGGGCTTACGGCACGGCCGGAACGGCGCCCTTCGCCTCCGATTTGAGCGACCCGCCCCAGATCCGCAAGATTTTGGCGGATAATGGCGCGCCAATGGGCGACCTGCAGCTGGTGCTCGATACCACGGCGGGCGCCAAGATGCGCACCCTGACTGCCCTCAACCAGGTGAGCCTGGCGGGCAGCGATTCCATGCTGCGGCGGGGCGTGCTGCTCGACCTGTCTGGCTTCGCCGTCCGGGAGAGCGCCCAGGTAGCTTTGCATACCAAGGGCACCGGCACGGGCTACCTGGTGGACCTGACCGCGGGGTATGCAGTGGGGAAAACCCTGGTGCACGTGGATACCGGCACTAACACCATCGTCGCAGGCGATGTGCTGACCAACACCAAGACCGGCCGCGATACCAACAAATACATCGTCAAGACCGGCTACGCTGGCGACAATGATGGCGATATCACGCTGCAGAACCCCGGCCTGCGGGTGGCCTGGGTCAACAATGACCCGGTGTCGGTTGGCGCGGCTTACACGGCCAACATGGCTTTCTCCAAATCCGCGATCAACCTGATCATGCGGGTGCCGGCCATGCCTGAAGGCGGCGATGCCGCCGACGACGTGACGGTCATCACCGATGAGCAGACCGGGATCTCGTTCCAGGTTGCCATGTACCGCCAATATCGCCGGGTGGCTTATGAAGTTGGCCTGGCCTGGGGTGTGAAAGCCGTCAAGCCCGAGGCGATTGCGATCCTGCTCGGTTAATCGTTTCAATCAGTAAATCGTTTTAACTGTTCCCCCCAAGGGGGATACAGAAACTTATAGAAACTGGAGTAAAAATGGATACGAAAATTGAGTACGCCTTAATGGCGAAAGACACCGAAGAGAAAGCGGTTGCCCCTGCCGACGTTTCAGCGGCCGAACTGAATGGCTGGAATGTGGTTGGGACGGCTGAGGTTGACGCCGACGGGAAGATAACCGCGGTCACCGGCCGGGTCATCGAAACACCGGCGCACGTCATCGAAACCGCCGACCACTTTCTCAAAACCATACCGAAGTTTGACGCACCCCTGCCGGTTGTGATGCCGCTGGCAGTGCAGAAGGCGACCAAATAAGCGAGGCGAGATGTGGCCAACATCCTGACCGCAGCCGAGGCTGCAACCGTCCTGAGAGTCGATGTCGATGACGACAACGCGTTTGATCTGCTTCCGCAGGTGGACGCGTATATCAAAAACGCCACCGGTCGAGACTGGGCGGCCGATGCCACCATCCTGCCGGAGGCTAAGACGGCAGCCAGGATCCTGCTTGTGAGAGCGCACGAGGATCCTGGCGCGCTGGGCCAACCACCGCAGGCGCTGAGCTGGGGCCTGAGCGCCTGCCTGTTGCAGCTCGAGGCCCTGGCGCTGCGGTATCGGGAGTTCCGAGGCCAGACAGGCGCCGGATCAGTTTGCCTTCCAGGGGCCCGTATCGGAGACACGGTCGGGTCAGTGGTGGGCTTGATCGGGTCAACCGGCAACCAGGCCTCCGCCTTCGAGAGCGTGATCACGTTCGATGACTGCATCCAGCAATTGTCGACCGCTGATCTGTACCGGAACTGGTACCGGGCTTACCTGGTTCCGGTGGAGAGCCTATGAACCTGAACGGCAAGGTCAGCAACCCGGGCGAGCTGCGGGTGCCAGTCACCCTGCAGAGCCGCAGCGTCACCCCAGATGCCGGCGGATTCCAGGCGCCGACCTGGGCGACGATCGCTGAGGTGATGGCCAAGTGGAGCGGTGCGCACGGCGCCGAGGCCTGGACCGCTGCATCTATCGGAGCCGAGCAGCCTGCCACGGTGCTAATTCGCTACCAGGCAGATCTGGACACAACTTGTAGTGTGCTGAAGGGAACGGATATTTTTGAAATCGTATCAATAGATGACATCCAGGAACGGCACGAATATATGGAACTGAAAGTTAAACGCATGAGGGCCGGATAGATGCCGATCAAGACGCGGTTGACCACCAATGGCTTCGAGGCCTACCTGGAGAAGATTGGCCGGGCGGGGCAGGATGTCGACGCGGTGACGGATGAGGCGCTGCAGGCTGGTGGAGGGATCCTGAAAGATGGGATGAAGCGGCGGGTGGCGGTGGATACCCACAACCTGCAAAATCACATCGCCTGCAGCCTGCCCAGGGCGGACGGAAACGTGCATTTCGTGGAGATCGGGCTGCTGAAGGGCACCGATGCGAACACGGCGCGGTATGGGGGGGTGCAGGAGTTCGGATCGGCGCATACGCATGCCCATCCCTACATCCGGCCGGCGCTGGACAGCGATATGGTCCGGGCCCGGGCGGAGATGCGGCGGGTGTTCAAGGAGCGGAAGGCGATATGACGACGATCTGGGAGCGGGTGGGCACGGCGCTGGCAGGGCTGAGCCAGCCCAAGGCGGCGAGCGCTTACCTGGCTGCGACCGGGGCGGATCTGCCGGATGAGTTCCTGGTTTATTTCCTGGTGGCGGCGCCTCCGCAGTCACATGCAGATGATGTGGAGCGGAGCCGCCTGTACCACGTGCAGGTGAGCTATTACAACCGGGCTGGCCTGGTGGGAATGCCCGACATTGCGGGGGCGATGACGGCGGCCGGGTTTACCCGGGGACCGCTGACCGAACTCCCTTATAACCCAGACACGAGGCACTTCGGACTCTCCCTGGAATTCTTTTATCTGGATGAGGTGTAAAAACATTCATCCACGAATTCGGAACAGGAAGTTCCGTGCGCGAATTCAACGAATTTAAGAGAAGAAATAAGGACGAAAGGAGATCTCAATGGCAAATTCAGATGAGTATAAATCAAGGGTCGGGGTGGACAGCCTGTACGTGGCGGTCATTACGGCCGACACAGCAAGCGCCTACACGGCGGGAACGCCGGCATTTCTGGCGCCGGCAGGGGAAGCCAGCCAGGCGCCAGCAACGTCGTTCGGGATCCAGTATGCCGACGATCAACCGTTCGACGTCATGTCGAGCGAGGCTGAAACCAAGATCGCGCTCAAGGTGACCAACATCGATCCGGCAACGCTGGCGCTGATCACCGGGAAAGTCTTCGACGTGGCGAGCGGGCGAATGTGGGACGGCGGCGGCACGGCGCCCTACATGGCGCTGGGCTGGCGGAGCAAAAAGAGCAACGGCAAGTACCGTTATTATTGGTTCCTGAAGGGCAAGTTCGACATGCCGCAGGAATCGGCCCAAACCGAGCAGGCCACCCCAACGCCGCAGACGCTGGACATGACCTTTACGGCGATCCGGACGGTGTATAAGTTCGAGCTGGGGACGCCGGCGGACGATACCATCAAACGGGTGCTGGGCGATGAAGATACCACCAATTTCTCTGCAACGGGCTGGTTCAGCCAGGTTCAGACGCCGGTGGTAACCACGCCTTCTGCGCTGGCGCTGTCTTCGAGCGACCCGGCGGATGATGCGAGCGGGGTGGCGGTTAACAAGGTTGTGACCCTGACCTTCAATAATGCACTGCCGGCTGCTGCGATCTATAACGTGATCTTTGCGACTGCTGCGGGCGTGCGGAAGGCTGTGACCTGCGTGCTGGACGCGACCAAGAAGATCATGACCTGCACGCCTGGGTCCAACTGGGCGGGATCGACCACCTATGTGGTGGCGATCGGTGTGACCGATATCTATGGCAGCGTGCTGCAGACGGCGGTCAATTTCGCGACGACGTAACCTACCCCCTGCCCCCTCCCTAAAAGGGAAGGGGAAAGAGGAGAGCCGCTGCGCCCAGGTTATCCGGGCGCAGCGGGGTACCTGTGGAGGAAGGGATGAAGGCGTTGACGATTGTGCTGTATGATGCGAGGACGCACGAGGAGAGCAGGCGTTTGACGCAGGTGTTCACGCGGTGGGGGGCGGTGAAGGCGGCGATCCGATTCGCACGGGAGGTGGACAGCCAGGCGATGAGCGTGACCGAGCAGGAGACGCTGGCGGGCCTGATCGCTGAGGCATTCGACCGGCGGGTGGAGGCGGAGGAGATCCGGGAGGGGATGAGCCTGGCGGAGATGGTGACGGCCCTGAATGAGATTCTGGCGAAGGTGGCGCGGGCAGGGGCTGGCCAAGGGGTTCTCAGGCAAAGCGGAACAGGAAGTTCCGAGCGCGAAGAACGCAAAGATTTGGAAGAGGGGGAAGCGGCCGGCGATTGGATGGTGGAATTGGAATCGTCGCTGGTAAGGATGTACGGGTGGAGCCTGCACGAGATCGATGAGACGGCGGTGGAAAGCCTGCTGCCGTTTGTGCTGCGAGGGACAGGGGGCGGGGATAGGGGCCAGGGCGCACGCCGTGCGCCCCAACAGGTGTATTGCGATGAGGTGAGCTGGCTATGAGCGATAATCCGCTTTCAGGGAAAGTTTCACTGGATACGACCAACTATAAGGCGGGCGTGGCCGAGCTGTCGCGGCAGGTGCGGGTGATCGAATCCGGGTTCAAGGCGGCGGCGGCGGGGATGGAGGATTGGGACCATTCCGCGAACGGGCTGGAGCTGAGGATGAAGGCGCTGACGGCGCAGATCGGCCTGCAACAGCAGAAGGTGAGCGGGCTGGCGGGGGTGTACCAGGAGCTGGCGGCGGGGGGAAAGACCAGCTCGAAGGAGCTGGAGGACCTGCAGATCCGGATCAATAAAGAGAC